TTTTACATTCAATATCAAAAGGAAATTTATTATACATTTCACCTCTTAACACAATGTCAGTTCCATGCTGGCCCATCTCTCTGGAATGTACCAAACAGGTATCATCCGACTGAACAAAGTTTATCCCGAACATCTTTGCGATTTTTTCACATACCCAGTATTGAAGACTTCTGCCCTTCCCCTTCCGGCTGGAAACCTTTATTGTCTTTTCAGCACGTTCCAATTTTGAAATTATTTTTTTAGCATATTTTTCTTCACAACCATAATGACAAGAAAGTGCCGTTTTTATCATTTCAACTTCATCAGGCTTGAACAATATCTCTTTCATTTCAACACTCCACCACTACCGATATAATATTTGCGTTCACACTGGAATCAAAACTTATCACACCATAATATTCATCGGGACACGGTTTGCCTAAACTCCTCACAGTCAAAACTTCATTATCTATTTCAAATGAAAAATTTCCACCGTAAACAATACACGGCTTCTTTTCATTTTTCTTTCGTATCTCCAACAGCATTTTTCACCTCCCTCTTTTCCCAACCGTCATAAACACCCAACGGCTCGACACCTGCTTCCTTCACCCATTCCTCACTGTTCTTGCATGACAGCGATAAATTAAATCTTGAAAATGCGTGCCTGCAATTCCAACAGCACTTCACGTCATTTAATTTTCTATATGTTTTTCTATCCTCTTTCATGGCGCACCTCTAAAAACTAATTAAAGTCCCCTTTGATTTTTTCAATGAAAGTATTATGTCCACAGCCCTTTCCCTGCCATGTATTTTCTCAAGATATTCAAGGCAGTCACCTCTGGAAACAAATACCCATGAATCATTCTCAATGAAAATACTTTTGTTACCTTCCCACCACAATCCCAAATGACCTCCCCTGCTTATGACATACATTATTCACTCCTCGGCTGGGAAGAATATTTTTTCTTTCTGTTAGTTCTTATGCTTTCCTCGAATTCTTCCCATTTTGCCTCAGCACGGGAATTTATTTCATCCTCAAGATTGTTTTCCTCAATATAAGCTATGAGCTCATCCCTAGTCATGGTGCTTCCGAACTTATCATTGAATTTCTGTCGGTAGTCTTTTTTTGACTGAATGAAATCAAATATGCCGTCAACATCATATTTCCCATCGAAATATTTACTTCCCTCATATTTTTCAGTGAGTTCGGATTCATCCAAAAAAAGTTTCAACTGCTTCAAGTCAAGTTTTCCGTTACCGTTATAGTCAATCGCCTTTGCCTTTGCATTCAGCTCACCTTTCGGAGTTCGCAAATCAAAAACATAATCAACACTTGTTCCAATTCCATCCAGTCCGTAATCATACAAGAAACTGAAGAAACAATCGCGGAACGGTCTTGAAGTTTTGCTTTTTGTTGTTTTTGCTTTTACTACAACACCAACAGCGGTTTCTTTCTTCTCAATTTTTTTACAAGTGGCGAGCCATAAAACGGTATGAGCATAGAAGTCCATTGCTTTTCCACCGCTTCGGGAATACTTTTCAAAACTAAACATATCAACATTTTCGCGAATTTGCGAAATAATAATTACCAAAATATTTTTATTTTCAATAACGGAACAGAGCTGAGGAAAAAATTCCTGCGACAAATATTTCTGCTTGCCCATCCCATAAGTTCCTTTTTCAAGTTCCTTCCCTTCTTCGTGCAACTTCAAACGCTGTTCAGCTCTGTCATCCTGTTCAGCACTTGTAAGACCGTCCAAGCTGTCCAACACATAAATCCCGAATTGTTCTTTTTTCAAACTTCTTGCAAAATCCGAAATATTACAAAATGCTTCCTCAACCGTTTGGCTATGAACCCTGTCTTCAAGATTTATGGGCATTATTTCAAATCCATACATTGCTTCAGTATCAAATGAATAACCACTTTCACAATCATCATACACCCACTTGAAATTCTTACCTAAATTGTGATAAGCCCATGCAATAATTTCATTCGACAAAAAAGTCTTGCCCGCACTTTTATCGCCGACAATGTTTATAAACTTTCCAGCCGGGAAGCCGTATACATTTTTCGCACCACCTACAACCAAGTCCAACAGCTTGCAACCTGTTTGAAAATACAGTTTTTCACCCATGCTAATCCTCCCACTTTTCTTTATGACTGTCTTCACGCTGTTTGATAATTTCTTTAATTCGTTTGGGGTCAACATAAATTACTCCTTCACCAGCGCCAAAACCTCTAGCACCACTATTTTTATCTTTTGCTAAAATATACGCTTGAGACAAACTGATTTTAAACAGCTTCGCAATTTCACACAATGGAAGCCAACCTTCAGGAATTTCTTCTTTAGCTTTGTTTAACCACTTGAAAAAAACTTCCTTGTTAAATTCAAGGTTTCGGTTTCCTTCCCTTTTAACAATGAAATTGAATTTTTTTCCAGCATAATAAAGTCCCGAAGCGGTTATTGGATAACCTTCTTCTTTACATTTATTCAACACGTCCTTCAAATACATTTTTTCCACCTTATAACAAATAACCCTTGCAATTTATACAAAAAAGCAAGGGTTATTTATTGAAAAATTAAAAATGAAAATTACTTTCCATTTATACACTTGTCCCAAACATCACAATCGTCACAATCGTCAAATTCATCCGTATCTTCGCCGAACTTATGACCGAATGGACACTTTGAGCAATCACCACCGCAATCCTTTTCCTTTTTGGAAGGCTTCTTTACTGCTGTTTCATTCTCTTCGTCATCATCGTCATCATTGTCTTCCACCGCTTTTGACTTTGTTGCTGGTTTTGCGGGAACTTCTTCGTCATCGTCATCGTCATCACGGTTCTTTTTTACGGACTTTTTTGAAGCTGGTTTTTCAACTTCCTCTTCAACTTCTTCATCGTCCTCATTTACAACAAGTTTTTTCTTCGCTGTCTTTGTTGCTGTTTCATTCTCTTCGTCATCATCTTCTTCGTCATCATCTTCTTCGTCATCATCGTCATCACGTCCGTAAAGTATTTTTTCAACTTCATCATAAGTGGGAACGCGAAGAATTTCGTCAAAAGAAATTGCATTTTCCAACAGCTCGTCAGGAATGTTTTCATCACGGTCTTCAAAACTGAAGCTCTTAAATTCGTTAAATTCGAGCTTTCCTTTTGTTACCTTAGAACAGCGGAACTTAATTTCCTTTCCTGTTTCTTCATCCGCAAAGTCAACGAACCCACCTTCATCGTCATCACGTGCTTCGTCAATAAGTTCCTTTTCAAAAAGATAATGACTTGCTTCAAATACTTTAAGAGTATCGGGGTTCTTCAAATCCTGGACGTTGTAAAAAACACGGCGTGAAGCTTTCAGCGCACCAGCTTCTTCTTCCTTTCCCTGTTTGCGCAGAACCTGTGACTGCTCACAAATTGGACAAGGCTTCCCATAAGTATTTTTCAAACACAAAACAGAAGCTTCAGAAGGTCCAACACCGCGATGAACATAAACATCCATCACATAGTCCTTGTCACCAATTTCAAACTCACCCTTCCTTACCAGCGGATGATTTTTACTTTTAATTACATACGGAATAATATTTATTCTGTTGCGTCCTTCAACAGGGCTAAAGAACTGAACTTCACCATCAACCTTCTTCCAGTCCATCACGCCAACTTTTCCGCCCATCGAACCCTTGCTTTCGTAGCTCGCCTGATAACGCTTTGCAAGTTTTCCTTTTTTCTTGTTCACCATAATTTGCTCCTATAATTATTTATTTAAGTTCTTACGAACTTCCCTTGCCGTTTGTTCATTAATGTTATTTTTTGCCGAAGAAGTTGTTACTGAAAAATATCCCGAACAGTACAATTTAACAAGGTTGTCAAGCTGGGATTTTCTTGCGTCCATTGCAGAAACAGCAATGGAAAGTTTCGCATAAACTTCCTGAGCGTTGCGAAGTTTTTCCTTTGCTTCAATAACTTCAGCATCCTTTTCCAGTTCACTTGTAATAACTGCTTCAGTAAACTTTGCGCCTGCGTCAGTGTATGCCTTGCGAATAGCAATGTTCCGCTCCGCTGACACCAGCTTTAAGTTATCCTCCGCTTTTGAAACTTCCGCTTTTGCTGTAATGCTTGCTTCAGCATACCTGAAATAAATACTTGAATGGGACAAGCATTCCTCATCCAATTTGTACTTATTAATCGACAAATCCTTTTCAAAATCAAACTGCTTTTCCTTTGATTTTTTTGCCATTGTTTCAGCTTTTGTCATCTATAGCTCCTTAACTGTATTTATTATAGGAACAAAAATAAAAAGTTGTTTATAAAAATTAAAATAAACTTTTATTCCTCAATCATGTCACATCTGTCCACAATAGCAACGGTTAATGCAACTTTGCCATTCCTATAGGTGTCAGCTGAACTGAATGCCTGCAAGGTTGCGACTATTTCATTTGTAACAACACCTTTTAGCAAGCATGAATTCATATATCCCATTACACCCTGACGAACTTTTTCAGGGTCACTTGTATCAACATTTTTAAGCAAACCAAGCAACGCCTTCAAACCTGTTTTCTTGCACAATGCACGACACAATTCAAGGCTCTCCGCTGTTTCGTTGTCTTCACCAGCTTTCAAAACTTCCAACCGCTCTTCGTCACTGTCAAGATAAATTACTTTTGCAAGCAACTTCAATCCTTTGCGACTTCCGCCTTGCGCAATTTCACAAATTCTTTCATAAACCTCATTTCCAATTTTTATTTTTTCCGCTCTAGCTGTTCTTTTCAACAGGTATGTCATTTCATCGTTTGTTAGCGGTTTAACGTTAATAATTGAACAGCGTGTTTTTAATGGAGCAATTAATTTTTGTGGGTCAGTGGTACACAAGAAAAAATACACGTGTTGAGGGGTGTCCTCGAGTGCCTTCAAAAATGCGTTTTGAACAGGAGCTAACCACTGGTGACATTCATCGAAAATCCATACGATGGCCTTACCATCTGAAGGGTTATATCTCATTTGTTCCATCACTTCACGAGCGGTGTCGATTCCCCTGTTTTCAGCACTGTTTATTTCGTGTATGGACAAATCACCAGCACCAACTTCCTTTGCCATAATGCGGGCTAATGTTGTTTTTCCGCAACCAGCCGGACCAGTCATTAAAAAAGTGTGTGAACCGTTTTCAAGTTCCTTTTTTAAACTTTTAATTGTTGCTTCATTGCCCACTATCTCCGAAAAATTTTGAGGTCGATAGCGTCTATACAATTCTATTTTTTCCATATTCATAACCCCCCCTTATACAAAATAGATTTTAATCCCAATTTAATTCTGTATTTATTTCGCTTATTATGCAACAAACGTTTTTTATTTTGTTCATAATAACGCTTTGAATAACCAAGCATCTTTTCTTTATGCTCATAATAATATCGTTGCATATATTTTTTTCGTTCTTCATTATTCCACAAACTCACCACCTCACTTAAAACAATTCACTAAAACTTTCACAAATCGCAAGAAATTCTTTTTTAGTCCATGAAACAGAACCCTGCTCATTGTTATACATATCGAAAATAACACCTTTAAAATAAGGGTCATTTTCAGTTCTATCTAACTCTTCAATGTGCCAAAATTTTCCTACAAACTTAACTTTATCTGTTTTCATTTTTCCATCAAGTTCGTAACTAACATTGGCAATGCCACCAATCAAACAACCATGCTCGCGAGATTCTTCTCTCCAATTTTTTTTCTTTCTCATTTTCCACTACTCCCGATAAAGTTCCATTTTCTCATTTGCCATTTTGCACCACCTTTAATCCTTGAATTTTTCCAAATCTTCTTTAGTTGCACCAATGCTCACCAAAAGCAAAGTACAATATCCAATAATGTCAGCAACGTCATTTATTCTTGTTTCGTTGCAATTAATAACCCTTCCCAACTTGTCATCCAACCTTATTTTTATGGAATCGGTTGAATCACCCTTGTAGAAAATTCTTTTTGGTGAAAGAGCTGAATCGCCGTACTTTTGATTTTTATACAGCAAAAGGTCTTTCATCCCATCGCATATCTCAATAATTTTCGAACTGGTATTTTCCATTTTTTGTTCCTCCATACATATATTATAGGGCACCAAGATTATTCATTGGCATACATACTACTTTATAATCGCCTGCCATAAAAACTCTAGGTTTATACCCAACTTCATATTGCCTTAAAACAACGTTTTTC